GGGCGACCTGCAGGCGCAGGCCGGGGGCGAGGTCCAGCCATTCGGGGCCGGCGGTCAGGTTCAGGCGGATCATCAATAGGCCTCCAGATCGTTGATCAGGGTTGCGGTGCACATTCGGCCCACCACGGTGTCGCGCGCCGCTTGCCAGTCGAAGGTGGCCTGCACGCCCTGCGGTCCGGAAATCTCGATCCGGGGTCGCGGCAAATAGACGGCGTGCACGGTGAAGGTGAAGCTTTCGCCCGAGGGGAGGACATAGGCGAAGCTGATCTCGGCGGGATTGCCGTTGATGGCCTGGCTCACCAGCGTGCTGTCGGCAAAGCGGACCTCGATGCGCCCCGTGAGGGCTGCGATGCTTGGGTCGGCCCCGTCGATCCTGCCGTCGCTGCGGATGGTCTCGATCCGGTCGAGGTTGTTGGCGTAGGTGATCTCGGCCGAGACCACGTTGCCCAGCGCCGTGCCGTTGCGGCTGATTGCGCCGTTGAAGTGGCCAAACCGTTTCAGCGCCAGATCGGCAGGCGTGCCTGCGGCGGATGTGGTGGCAATCGCCTCACCCTGCGCCACTAGCCGCGCGGTGGCCGTCAACAGCCCCGCGCGCTGCACCTGCCAGCTCAGCTGATCCAGCACGCAGCCGGAATACATCGCATAGCGCGGCACCTCCGGCATGCCGGTCTCGATCGACATCGAGGGCAGCGTCCAACTGCCCGACCGAAATTCGTGGGTGTAGGGCCCAATGCCAGTGCTGGTCGGATCGCCAAACGCCGCCTTGAGCCAGAACCCGAAGCCCGCGGCATCGATCGGCACCACCACATCGCCATCCGCCGTCACCGCGTCCTTGATCGGGGCCAGAGGATCGCGGCCATAGCCCAGCAGTTCTGAGTTCAGGAGCGGCTGTTCCGATCCCAGCGAGGTGCTGGCAAAGGGCATCTTCGTGAAACCGCCTACGGGGGGCGTTCCATAGGTCGTCTCGAACGCGAGCGCCATCTGCGCCCGCGCGCCTTGCGCACGTGCCATGGGGGTCTCCTCAATGTTGGGGGTGTCAGGCCAGAGGGCCGGTGGTGGAATAGTGCAAGATGACGGTGATCACCGCCGCTTTCAGCGCCGCCGCGCCCTCGATGGGCAGATCGACCGACGCCGGCGCTTCGGGTTCGACCCAATCGCAGAGGCCGCCGAGGGTGCGGTCGGCCTCCAACGCCGAGCCTATACTGGCGATCAGGGTGTCGAAGGCGCTGGCCCGACCGGTGCCCGCCTGGACGACGACCTCCAACTCGGCGTGGTGCTGATAATGGTAGCGCAGGGGCGACAGCGTCACCTCCGGCTCACCCGGCTGGCCGTCCCGCAGGATGATCAGACCGGCTGCTGGGATCCGTTCGGGCAGCACGTCATCGCGCAGAACAAGGGCTGCAAGCGGCTGCAGCCGCGCATGCAGCGCGGCGAGGACGGTTTCGCGGCTGGTGGGCATCCTATTCGTTCCTGTGCTTGCAACTCTGGAAAACCTCAATAGCGATGCCCACAAAGTCTCCTTCGGGATTCGTTCGCGTTTTGCGAAGTCTGTGCTATTTTTGGCAAAAAGGTGATTTGGAGCAGTTATGGCAAAGGGCGCAGCGTGGGTCCGGTCCGCAGGTAAAGATCAGGTTAGCACCGGAAATTGGACAACTGGCAAGAAGATGCCAAAGACCGCGTTTCCCCTTCGCAGCAACCACTCCTATCGTTTGGCGGGAACTTGGACTTGGCGTCTGATTTCGTTTGCGGTGAGCGGTGAGCAATACCGCGTTTTGCTTGCCCACAAGGCGGAGAAGCAGGAGTTCATGGCAATGCTTGGTCACTTGGTGGACCGTGACATGACCGTACTATGTCGGATCGAGCACCATGGATCGCATCCAGGTTGGCATGTTCACTACCAGCCGTATGAGACGAAACAAAGCGGCGTCGTCATCGGTGCTGATGCCCGGAAGCGGCCTTGCGGAGGAGATAGCCGGTTCGGCACCGATGTGATATCGGGCTTCGATGACTGGGCGATTTCTGTCGCTCACAGCCTTTTCAACCTGCCGCATGCACGCGGCGATAGCGACGAGCCCTTACTGTGAAGCAGGAACTCTGCAAAGCCTTTTGTGACAGTGTCAGCGTGACGGAGCTTCCTTGTGGCTTCGGCATCAGCACGACACTGTTTGAAATCGAAGGCGATCCAGCGGGTCTGTATGCGATCGGCCCCGACAGCACCGGCCACTGGAAACTGGAAGATGCCGGGCGGTTGCTGCCGTCACTGATCGCATCCGGCTACGATCTTGCGTCAGATCAAAGGAGGAAGGCGCTCGCGTCGATCCTCGAAACTGCTGATGCTGCATTCGATGAAGATGGACTGGAAATTTCGACAGGTCCAATCTCGAAATCCGACATTCCTGCGCACGCGATCCGTCTCATTGTGGCCCTCGTGAGGGTTTCTGATCTGGTACAGATGACGGCAGATCGCGTTCGCAGCACGTTCAAGGAAGACGTGCGGACAGCGCTTTCATCGTCATTGCCTTCAGACGTCGAAATACTGGAGAACGCTCCAGCAGATGAGCAAAGCGCAGATTTGCGCGCTGATCTGGTCCTGCGGCAAGCTGGCCGCGCCCCGGTGGCTCTGTATCTTGCGCAGAATGACCTATCGCTAGTTGAGGCTATGCTTCTTCGGTCCGAAACTCAGGGCGCCGGTGAAACCCGGCCGTTGGTTGCGGCGCTGCTGGAGCGTGAAAATGCTGTTTCCAAGCATACACGGACCCGAGCCATGAATAGGCTGGACTCAGTCGGCGTTTATGAAGGTGACGAAAGGCAGGCCGTCGCCAAAGTCGTCCAGTTTGTTTCGAGCGCCCCTAGGGTTGCAGCCTAAGGTGTTGGAATATTTACCTGATACAGTTCGCCCCTCTTGAGTCCATTGTTCAGGCTAGGTCTTGCCCTCAACCCACTTCGCCACGATCAGCCCCGGCACCCCGTCCACAGCGCGCTCCGCATCCCGCGCCAGATCCAGTCGCTTGCGCAGCTTGACCTGCGGCACCAGCAGGAAGATCGGCACGGTGGTCAACCCGCGCCCCGTCTTCGAGCGCGACGCCACCGCGCGACCCTTGGTGTTCAGCCGCCCTTCCGCCACCAGCAAGCTCGGCCCGCGACGACGAAAGACAAAGCGCAGCCGCAACCCGGTGCGGCGCTCCCATTCACCGGGTGTGATGCGGCCGCCTTTGCTGCTCTTGCCTGCAGCCGGAGTGGGGATCGCCAGCCAGAACCCGTCCTTGGACCGGATCAGTGGCCCGGTGTCATGCGCGCCGATGATGACCGGGGCCTTGGACCAGACCAGCGCCGCCGCGTTCAGGCTCTCGCCTGCCTTCGGGAAGGTCTGGCTCCGGATCGAGTTCGCCAGCCGCCTCCCCAGCCCCGCGCCGGTGATCTGGCCGCGCCAAGCGGTTTTCAGCCCGGTTCCGGCCTCGCGCATGGCGGCGGTGACGGCCTTCTCACCCGCCTTTACCTCTGCGGCCATGGCGGCGACGAGGTCCGGCGTGATGTCGAGTTTCAGTTTCATGATGGCCGCAGGTCCAGCGACCAGATCAGGCGTTCGCGGTCGCGGATTGGCTCGCCCTGGATAGTGAAGCTGTCGGTCCCGATCACGATCAGATCGCCGGGGCGGGGATCGGGCAGGTCGGACACGCGGGCGTCCACCATCATCGTGTCGCTGACAAAGCGCCCAGCGCCGAACTCGGTGATGCGATCGGGGGCGCGGCGGATGACGCGGATCGGGCGTTCCTCCGAGGTGGTGGCCGAGATCCACAGCGCCGCCACCGCCATGGACGGGTTGGCATAGATCCGGTCCATGGCGGTGGCGAAGACGGTCATGATGATTTCCGCCGCTGATCAGTTCGAGCTGTGAATGCGGATCGCGATGCGCGGCCGCTTGTTCACCGGCAGGATCGAGGCCTCTGTCATCAGGTCGATCCAGCGGCCTTTCTCGTCGAGGTGCTGACGGGCGTAGAGCGGCAGGCCGAGGGTATTGGCCGCTTCCAGCAGGTTCGCGGGGCCGCCATAGGTGGTGAACGTGTCCATGGTGCCAAGCGGAAAGGCGATGCCCTCGCTGGCCGGGATCAGGCGTTCGGTGGCCTTGGTCGAGAGAGTGACCGTGCCCGCATACTCCTCGAACACGATGCCTGCGAAGGGGAAGTTGCGCCGCACGTCCTGGCGCAAGGGCTGCGCGCCAGTGGCGGCGTAGAACTTGTAGGCCTCCTCGGTCTTGGGATGCGCGATCAGCTTGTCGAAGAATTCCCGGCTGACGAGGGCATGCACATCCGTCATGCTTTCGCCCAGCAGGTTGTCCTCCATGGCGCGCAGCACCTCGCGGACCTTGCCCTGCACGTTGGTGCCAGCGGTGCCCAGCACGAAGTCGACCGAGATCTGTGCGAGGCCAAATTCGGTGAAGTAATTGTAGAGGGTGGTCCCGGCCCCATCCTTCACGATGCCGCGCAGGGCGTTCATCTCCATGTATTCTCGGGTCTGGGCGTGCTTGCGGCGCATCAGCTGCAGCTTGCGGTTCATCACTTCGACCAGCGGGTCGGCACCATCGAAGACGCCCAGCGCGGGCTGGCCCTGAATGTCGCCCGGAAGGATGACGTCATCATGCGGGATCCACGGCAGGGCGAAACTGCGCATCGAGCGCCCCTCGCGCGTGCCGACGGTCGCCGGGCCCCCGAGCGGGACGGAGGGCAGCAGGTTCAGCACGCCCTCGTATTGCTCGATGATCACCGATCGTTGGGTGACGCCCTCAAAACGGAAGAGGCCGATCTGGCCGAGGCGGGTGTAGAGGTTGGGCAGGATGTTGATGGCCTGCGTCATCTCGGCCAGCGAATAGCCGCCAGCGTCAAAGGGATTGCGAACGAGGGTCATGGGGTACTCCGGGGGAAGGGGGGAAAGGGTGGCGAGCCAAGCGTCAGAGGTCGTGCGTCAGACGCCGTCGCGGGCGATGATGCCGACGGCGGCCAACTGGCCGAGCTTGGTGGTGATCTTCGCGCCGTCATCGACGGTCGCGTCGTAAGCGAGACCCGCGCGCGACACGATGGAAGGGCCACGGACCACAACAATGCCAACTGCATCGGCCAGCGTGGCATCGACGGCATAGAGCAGCACGGCGCTGGCGGTCTGGGCCCCATCGGTGCCGCCGCTGGTGGCCAGCTTGTATTTACCGCTGGCCGTGAT